ATGATGAAAGCGATCTGGAGGAAGTTGGTATTTCTCATCTTTTGCGTTGGCTAGATGTAGAGGATGAGGATTTGATTGATGCTTGCCGCATTGCACAATCACATCAAGATTGTGGTGTAGTATGGCGTCGATGCGTTGAGCTTTATCATGAACGTCTTATTGGAAAGCATGTTGTCACTTAGGAGTAAGAATGGAAAAGCCTGAGTTGGATTTGCTGTCCGCGTGGTACGAACTATGGGAAAACAATGGGTTCGGAGCAGAAACACCGGACAAGCTTCCCAATGGTCTGCACATTGCCACACTCACGGCTCTAATCGATGCCAAGCTGGGAATTCTCTATAAGTCAAATTGGCGCATTAGAATCGATGTGCTTGGCTATCCAGCAGAGTTTTCTCCCTCATTTGCTGATCGCACAGAAGCTGTGCAATGGGTAAAAGATACAGGAGGAACAAAAAAGCTCATCGCGGAAGTAGCTGAATGGCTCTACAACTCCAAAAAGTGGTCATTTACCACTGGCAACGAAACCATCGAAAAATGGACTATCTGTCCGAGTGAGTAAACCGTGGCGGGTGTGCTGCTGAAAAATGCGTACACCCGTTGCTTTATTTACTCAGAAGGGATAGAAATAATGCGCACTCACAAAATCCCGGCCTGGGAAGTAATTGAAAATGGTTTGTCAAAGATTCTCTATCAACAAACGCTTGTCATTGACGCTTTGGGCCGGGGGGCAACAAGGGTTGTTTACACACCCCAAGAACGTATTTGTTGTTTTGATAGAACTGAAGATAATGATAATTGCTATATGTGCAATAGCGGTATTCCTTTTGTGAGAAATAACAACGATTGAGACAGCTTGTGTGGTGCTCAGAGGTCAGACAGGGACAAAACATCTCTCAAGGCAACTGAGCACCTGCATTGGCTATGTCAGCCACTATGAAAGGAGATGGCATGTTTGCTATAGGGGATCGTGTGCGCTTTGAGCTTGTGCACGGATTGGATCTCAATGCACGAATGGTTGAGGTCACTGTGACTGAGCTAGGGGATAGAGAATTGCCCAATGCTTGGTTTTATGGCAATACCGATGCTGGTGTGCGCTATGGAATTCCCCGGGGGTTTCAGGGGGTAGAAAGTGTGTGAAGACCTTTTTAAGGTTGAAAGCTGGGAAAGTCTTGCACATAGCTCAATGAGAGAACCGCTAAGCATCAAAGTAGGAATCGCCCGGGTAGATAAAGAATCTGGTGATTCTCATCTTATTGCATGGTTAGAATACGGTCACCAAGATTTGCCGGGTTTGAAGAGATGGGCACAGAATCTTCTTCTTCAAATAGAAGAACTAGATAAAGAAATGAATGATATTGTTAGTTCGGTATCTGGATATGATGAATGGATGCGGTCTAATAACAGCAAAAACGGAGCATAAGTTCCGTTTTACCGTATAAAATCAAAAAATGAAAAAAAAGATCAATATCATTTTGAGACATTTATTGCTTTTTTGAGACACTTTTGTCTCAAAATATAGTATTTTGTCTCATTTTCTTTAAAAATCCGGATAAAAGGCTCTTTTTTGTAGAGATTTGCCTTAATGAGATCTTCTCTAATCTTTATAGAGAGAGCCTTTTTCTTACATTTATCCATGGGTCATATATCCATTGGTGTTTTCATAGGGGTAAAAACCTAATACATACCAAAGGAGTTATATATGTCAGAGATAATCTATTACAATAACCCGGCTTTTTTCTCATATATTATTGATTGTGATGAATGGGACTATCTTTATATTCAATATAAGGAACTAGAATATTGGTCTTATATTTGATGTACATTCTTGATGTGTCCTTTACCATCTGATATGCATTGATGGCTATGGAAAGCTATAGAGCCCTACAGGGCTCTGTAATAGGACAGGGGTAGCTAGTGATAGTTGCCCCTGTCTTCTTTGCTCTGAGAGGATCTGAAGGCTATGGATGAGCGTCTTCTAGATAGAAAGGAAGCACAGGATCTTATGAATACCCCGGGATACGAGAATCATTGGAGATATCTTATATTGTCATTAATCAGAGATATTAATAAGGTATTTTCTACACCCGGGTCAATTAATGAATCCTAATGCCAATAAGACCTTAGCTATTATTGTTACTATTCCCTTTGTATTTCTTATTGTGGGAATCTTTATTCTTTCTATTATTGTATTTGGCTCTATTATCATTGGAGTTATTAGTGCAGCTGTATGATGAGCTTACATATAACCAGCTTATTCACAATGCTATTCTAGTATGTGATGCATCTGTTACTATTGCATCTAATGGTCAGTATGTATATGCCTATGTTGATACTCTTTCTATTGCTGAAACTGATCAATCACTAGCTAATGATTGGTATCATTCAGACTATAAAGATGGATACTATATGGTATATATTGATAATGAGAAAGAGGAATCAACTCATTATCTTACCCGGCTTGAAATGACTGAATGGGAAAATACTTTTTCACAAATGGAAAGCATTAAGGTATAAAATATAACCCCGGGTGGAGAAATCCATTCCGGGGTTTTTTATTTTCTATTATCATTTGCACTTGCAATGAAACTTATACATAACATTTATTTTTATTTATTAAGCTGTTATGTGCGCACTAATCGTTATTTTTTATTTATCGAGCAGCACATCATATATATTTACAAAAATATCAAATTTTATTGCTAAAGTAATGGTTACTCTAAGTTAATAGCTGATTACATTTGGAATATAATTACTGTTTTCTCATTCTTTCTACTTGTATCGCTGAAATAATAGATGTAATCCACTCCATCATTTCTTTATCATTTTTGTACCAGCGATTTATTTTTACTTGATTGAGTAATCCTAGCTTGTATTTGAATATATACTCTTTCATATCCGGCCATTCTTTGAGTGATCTTATTTCTACTACTAATTTAGATATATTAAGACCAGCTTTTTGAAACTCCCGGCGGAATTCTGGTGTTGGCTTGTATTTACTTTTCATTCTCTAATATCTTATCTAGTTGATATAAATAATCAAACACCCGGCGGAATTCTACTCCAATATTTTCTATTGAATCTGTAGTATTAAGCACTATCTTTTCTGCTATATCTTTATACCATATAATCCATGTTCTATTATGTTGGTAGTGAATAGATAGCTCATTTATATCTAACCCGGCGGAAATTGCTTCGTATTCATATTCTTCTTGTTTAAGCTTCATTTAATACCCGCCGCAATAACATCTACTACTGCTGGAAAACACTCTAGCATTTCATTTTCATCATCATACCAACGAACAACCTTAATGCTACTAAACCAGCCGGTTGTATATTTGAATACAAATCTTTGATTGTTGGGACTTATTGGTTCTGGAACATAGGTAATAGTTAGATTACCTGGTTTTAAATTCTTGCCAATAAGTATATCTTTCATCTTTTTGTTAATTTTTGCTTTTTTCATATCTTCCTCACTATTTCTTCACATAGTTCATACATTAATGCAGCATTAGAAGAATCTTCTTCTATCAGAGTGGAAACCTTAATAACTTTAAAAAACCCGGCTTTATAGGTAGCATAGGCTGTAAGACCAACACGCCAAAAATCTATTTTACTTGGTTTTAGACCAAACTGCTCAATAACATTTCTAGTGTTTCTTGTTATTTCTAACTTAATTGCTTGTTTTTTATCTTTTTTCATCTTGCCCCTCTATATATTTAAATACTTCTCTTAACCAATGAATAAACTCATAATCTTTGCCTGTGAAAATAAATTTCTCCGGCGGTTGTAAGAACTTTTTCTTATACAAAATAATTATATTTCTTGTTGTAGAAATAGTTATATCTTTAAATTTCAGTGTAGGAAATTCTTTACGAATTTGATTGAATATCTGATTTTTATTCATTTTCTAGCTTTTCAATATTTTCTTGTATTTCCTTGAGTTCCTCCCAGCATTTATCTTGTCTTGCTCTGATTCTTTTTAGTTCAGATTGACATCCTGATAAATCCCGGCTGGTGTCCTCTATTTCCATCTGTAGAATATCTGAATATTTTTTTCTTACCAGTGGGGTAAGAACATTTACTTGCTGTAAACATGCCGAAGTGTATTCTAATTTTTCTTTTTTTGTACCAAGGCTATGTTCAAATACATTAAGCATTTCTTGGTGTTGTTGCATTTCTTTGATTAGTCTATTTTTCTCTTTATAGAGAAAAGTTAACATAGATTCTAAAGGCGTTGGCATAGGCCAATAATAGCAGAGTTTACTATTGTCCGTTTGACCAATGTTCGTATATTTTTTGTTGGTATATAGCATCACATAGTGCGTGATGTTCTGGAACCGGCTTACAATTTCTTTCTGGCCATTCTTGGCCATTTCTGATTTGCATTATTTCATGTGTAAACATGGGTACTATCTCAGGCAAAGAAATCATCGATCCAAATACCTGCGCTAAACACACATGATCATAGGCCGCGTAATACCCCCACAATTCAATCTCTTTTCTTGACTGGTATTTACCATCATGAGATAAGTAATTTACAATAATATCTCCCCATTCCTCATAAGGAACTCTATCTGGATCATCTGAAGGAATTTTACTCATTACATTTTCAGTAAGCCAGGTTGTTCCTACTGCTGCTAGATCTTTCCAATAATATGCCTCTACGTTATAGAATGTATCCACATATTCTTTATTTACTAGATAGAGAGTTCTTCCATCTTCCGCAATAAACCCGGTGCTGATGGGAATTATTGCAACTCCATCATCTTCAAATTCACAATCATAAAAATATTTCATTGTCCATATTTCTCAATCATTAGCGCGAGGACAAAACCATGTCCCATTTTTCTTTTTTCTTCATGAAAAACATCATAAAGATTCATTCCTAAATTATGATGATTATATGCATCATAATCTTGCAAAGTTATATCTTGTTTTTTTGCTGCATTACATAATACTTTAAAAAATGCTGGTTGATATGTTCTTACCGCCTGACTATACAGGGTGGAATAAATCTTTTTTCTAGCTTCAACATAGCCAAATTTTTCACCACTCTAATATGAATACTCAGGAATGGCTCCTTTTTCCATTGGGTATCTATCTGCCCATTGTTTGTTCCAGCCAGAAATGGCCCAGCTCCAATATTCTTGAGTTGGACCATTATCATCATGTTGTTTATACACTTTTGAATATTGCCAGGCATTTTCTACATTTTGAGATATGTAATCATCATATAAATTGACTGGCCCTAATTTAAAAGGACTCATCATAGAAAAATTGCCCTTACTAGTTATATTAAAAACTTTTCCAATAGGTTGTTCATATGAGGGAAGAACATAAACCGTCAATTCAACCACTCCATAAATTTCTTTTGGTATATTTACTGCCCAGATCAGCGGGGTAGAATTCGAATTCTGTATTTTTACGAACCATAACCCGAAACTTACTATCACCTTTATCTGGATTCATTATTGTAATTTTTGTTTTAGCTTTCTGAACAGTATCATAACTACCACAACAACTAAAAACTAAATCAGTATCCCAGGCTTGATGTTCTATATCCCAAAACCTTCTTTGTCTAAAAACAAAGAATTCATAATATTTAAGATCTTTTTTATCAATCTCTTGCCATACATTATTTTTAAAAATAAAAACAGGATGATACACTTTAAACCTTTCTATATTTAGTCACTAGTTTCTGATATGGTTCAACTAGATAAGCTTTGATTTCTGGATCAATATCCTCTTGAATTTCTGTTAAGCCCCGCTTTTCTGCATAGGCGGCAAAACTATCATCTGTAAATTGAATTACAGTTTCAACTGTTTCAGTCCATCTACTAGTAGAGATAACCTTAACACTTACTGCTTTGGATTTTTCAAAGGATTCAATATCGATTAATCGATCATACAGTTCTTCATCATATTTAATATTTTTTAATTGCTCTACGAATTGTTCAGCTAATGTCATTGTTAATCCCATCCTTGCGCATTAATAGTATTAAGATAAAATCTTGTTGAACCAATTTTAAATTCCCCGGCATAAAATCCCGGGGAGCCTTTAATCTCTCTGATTTCAGATAAATCAACTTTATCTCTAGGTGATCGAGAGATAGCTCTTTTTTCTGCCCATTGTTTTACATCATCAAATGTTTTTGCGACCAATACATTACAGGCCTCACTATAGTATGTGGGGAATTTCTCAACTATTTGAATTATCATTTAATCCTCACTAATGATCGACAACCCGTAATAGAACCATTTTCATTTCTTACTAAATCATAGGGGACAAGTAAGTCAGTCCTATCCGGGCAGCTTTGAGCAACCAAAACCGAAACAATGTAAAAGGTATTTTCTTGTGGCTCTGGTAAATTGTAAACTTGATTATATGATAACTCACCAATTCTTATCCAGTTATCGTTTTCATCCTCGATAATCCCGATTTCTTCAAATTCTTCTGTACATCTTGCTGATGGCTTTGTGGCTTGATAAACAATTACATTTTTGTCTGAATCCCATATTTGAATGGGATGTGGAGTTAAATTAATAAACTTCATTGAAGCCACTTCTTGATAACATCTTTAGCATAATCAATTACTGAATCTGGATTTTCTTTTTCATCAATCCACACTAATTCTGTTTTACCATTGTGACCGTGAATTTTTACAACATCATCTACATTTTTATAGAATGAAAAAGAATACAATTCTGTATTCCAATACATCATTGCTGGACCATTTTTATAAAATTCAAAACCGAAAGAAATTTTTCCAATTCCGGAAATTCCGGTTTCATCAACATTTCTTTGCAAATAAAATCTTCTCATTTTTTTCTCCTTATGTTATCCATGCAACCCGGAAGGACAGGCGAAAGGTGACAATATCACAATTACACACAGGTCAGCCCCCCTGACAAGGGGGGCTGACAAGGATGGTGACACGCTATTTTGTCAGGGGGTTACATGGGGTTTTGTAACTACTTTAGCACATCCATGTAATGGTGACAAGTCTTTTGTCAGGGGTGACAACATTAAAATTGAATGGTGACAAGTGATGACATCTTTATTTGAGGATAATATAATCAAAATCATCCTTTTCCAGTCTACCCTCATTAACTAATTTTTGTAATTCTTTGTGAATCCATGCTCTTGATCGGGCTGCATATTTAACAACATCCTTCAAATCCGGGGCAGAAAATGTTCTCCGTCCTTCTGATTTTATTTTTTCAATTGTATCCAAAAGCATTTGTCTTGCTTGTTCAATACTTGGTTCTTTTTCAGCATTAAACTCAATTACTGAATCGGCGCTTTGAATTTCTTCGTCATATTCGGCTTGGATAGTATCATCATCTTGAGCAGAATAGTTTGACAAATTAGTATCAAATTCATCTTCATCAATATCTTTTTCATCAACAAAGTTGACCTGTTTGTATAAATCACCCAAAGCTGATTTAGTAACATCATCAAGTTCAACATTAACAATTTTATGATGTCTTTGTTCTGCTTCTATATTTTTGAAATTAACTGTTCTTAAGGGCATAACCCAATTTTCTTCATTAATCCCGGCGCCTACAAGATATGCATATCCTTGTTTTGAATTTCTCCACACTGCTGGATTTGCACCAGCATCAATAACATCATCTGGTAATGCAAATCCAGCATCCATTAAGTCTGCCACACCAAAACATAAAACAGAAGAGAATTGTGCTCTTGCAGCGGTATCAACAGCTGTATGTGAAGGACGTTGTAATGATGCAGTAATTTCAATTCCTGTTGATCTGGCTGTTTCCATCATTTTAACAAATGCCGGGTTTTGAGCAATAAGACCAGAGGCCTCTTCAATATGCAAGTGTATAAATGTTAAACCACAACCGGATTTCCATTTATCTAAACCCTTAGATCCTAAATAATCCGCTCTAGCTTTAATGATATGTTTAAATCTTCTAAACAAAACATTCGCTGTTGGGTCATCATTAATAATCCAATCTATGCCGGGTGCGACAGAACGTAATGTTTGTTGTCCTTTAGCTGTATCAATAACCCAACTTACTCCATCTGTTCGATGAAATAGTGAGGTAAAAATGATAGTTGCAGCAACAGATTTTCCAGAGCCGTTCATACCCATGATTAACAAATGATTTGCTCCCAATTCATCAGAATGGAGCTTGAGAAAAGCCGGTTCACCATCCTCATAAACACCAATATAAATTGGATCTGCATAACTTTTTCCCTTATTTAAATCATCTGAATAAGGAATATTTTTATTTAACATATCTTCTCTAACAACAGTTAAATAGGCTTCAGATGCATCATCTCTGTTGGGTTTGATACGAATTCCATTTAGTGGAACCCGGAAAAAACTTGCTAGTTTGTGTGCAACTCTTTGCACATCTTCAAATGTATTTTTTCCTCTTTTTAAAGTTAGTTTTCCCTTAAAAGATTCAGCGGTCTTCTTTAAGATTTTTAATCTTGCACCTTCCAAATTATTACTTTCAAAAAAATCATTCAAGCTCATCTCTTTTTTAGGTTCAGCATTTTTAATACTCGTTCTAATATTCCAAGAAAAACACAATGTCATTCCACCTAAAATCCATATATCTATTAATGGCCTAGAAAAAGGCCCTAACGCTACTGAAAATACAATATATGCTCCAGTACATAGCATAGTTATTGTAGAATGAACCCGTCCTATGTCTTTTCTAGCCCGGGATGTAATCCAAGTAAATATAGTTAATCCCACTGTAGAAAAAGAAAGACTCAGTAAAATCAAACTGATCTGCTCTGAGTCTTTCCATAAAGCATAAAAAATATTTGCAAAAATAAAAGAGACAAAAAATCCTAGATATGGTTGAAGATTAACAATAAGTGTAGAGGTTTCTTTCTCTATTAATCTTTTCTTGATAATGCTTTTTGCTCTTCTCATAACTTACCTTAAAATTTAAAAGTCTTTTTTGGTTTAGACTTATATTTCACTGCCTCAAGTTCTTCCTGATATCTAAACATAAATGTTTTCCATGTCTTCACAGATAAAGAACCATTTACTTTGAAGTTTTCTGCGATTTTTACCAAACTACTTGAAACTAATTTTGCGCTCTGTCTTGATTTTTCCTTTGGTAACGCAGATAATAATTCAAAAACTACATCTGCAATGTAATGCACCTCTAAATAAAGATCCTTACAAATAGATTGAAGCTCTTTACAGTAATCTTCTAATCCTGAACTAGAAGAAACATCTATATTTTCTAATTTGTCTATACTACTCATCTTTGGTAGTCCCTTCCGGAGATAAGAATTTCATTCTAACAGTTAGCCGACTACTTGTATAGTAGTCGGCCTTTGTATGTATTTTACACTTGAGAATCTTCATCGTGAGATTTCCAGGGATCTGGACCAACGAAATTCATTTTTGCATGATCTAATTTTAATTTTTCTGCTGCTTCAGGATTGACATCATAGAGAAGAAGAAGCTGGATATCATAGATTCTCATCATCGTAATCAAAATCATATTAAGATATTCTTCGTGAGAAATTGCATTATTCTCCATTTTCATCACTAATATAAAACTCTATATTAATTTCTTTTCGTGCAATTTCTTCAGCTTGTTCTTCTGTTTTGGCATTTATAAATTTTGAATAAGATAGTTCATCTTCTATCCATATTTCTACTTTGTACATAAAGCGAGATTAACATGATAAAAAAACACTGTCAAGAAAACATATTTTTATTTTCAAAATACGCACAGCAATAAAACTAAAGTTTTCTTTTATGTTTGTGAAAGAATAATCTTGTAAGTTTCAGGGAAGTTTTCTTGAACTATCTTTGTTACTGCCCGGGCAAACTGTTGAATTTCCCATTGAGCATCATGTTCTAATCTTTGTTGTAAGAAATGAATTACTCCAGCTAAAGAAATTGTCCATCTCCACCGGACATACATTCCGTATGCAGGTAAGAACAATCTTGCTTGTTCTGCGCATACTCCAAGAGCCATGGCCTCTTCATAAAAATGAATTGATTCATCAATATGTGCTATTAGTTCTTCACTAAGGTATTTTCCAATCCGGGGATCTAATGGATTGCTTGATCCTTGTTTTGAATTAGCTGGTTTACCTCTCCATTTATCACAATCAGGAATATAAAATATTGGTTCTTCTGTTATGTATCTCCTGCTGGATTCATTCCAACCATTCTGATCATCGATATGAGTCGAACTGACCGCGTATTTCCACCATTGACGTGCGCAAAGAAGTGGAGCATATATCTCAAAAGTAAGGGCGGCGTGTCTAAAAGGGCTGGTGTGATCTTCTTTTAAAAGAAATTGTAGTAATCTTTGATCCTTTTCAATAAGAGATCCATCATCATTCAATGATGTTTTTTTATCATAAGAAACCCGGGCTGCTGAAACAGCACTAAGATCATTACCCATTTTATCAACCAAGCCAACATAGCCATGATCTAAAACTTTTATATAATTTTCAGGAATAATCATATATTTTTCATTTCTTTCCCACAAAAGGTACACCAATAAGTATGATTATTATATTCATTTTCTGTTAAGATTTTAACTCCACATTGATTTGGACATTTTACAATAAAAGGTTTGCTCATGCTACTTTTCTCCATAGTTTTATTTCTACACCTCGATGTTTTAATATTTCTAAATTCCATTTGTAATTACAAAACCTACAATAAAAAGCCTTTATTTCTATCTTTCCTTTAATTCCACTACCCTTAATGCTTGGTAGTAAGTGAGTCTTATTTGTTTCACAATGCCCGTTACAATTTCTTTTCTTCTTGTTTGACATAAATTTCCTTTGCTAACTCAATTAAATCTTTTATTCTTGAATATTCATGCAAACCTACTTCTCTTGTGTATGAACAAAATACACATCTGATAGATAGATTTGGTTTATCAACATCAGCAACTAATGGTGGATGGGAAGAATCATTTTTACATGTCAGAGGATGAAACATTCCCATTTCTGCAATATTTTGGTATTGAGTTATTATTCTTGGTTCCATGAAAATACTATATCACTGGTTTTTTAATGTATCAACCATTTCATCCATAATGTCAAGCCAATCATAATATTTTCTATATGCTTTATCTCCATACCAATCATCTAATGCTTTTAAGCCGGTGCTATACATAGGCCAATATTTTTTATCTACATTTTCCATATGAGACATAACATCTTCATATCTGTCTTCCCAATCTTCCAACCATTCAAAAGGTTTATTTGTCATTTTTTACTCCAAGTTCCACCACTATATGGATTATTAATTGAATAAATATTTCTTTTCTCTGCTAATTCACAATTCTTATGCACTCTTTTGTGCTTTGATATTCTAGGATTTTCTTTTGTAAATGATTTTTTACAAAATCTACATTTTTTTGACTTTTCTTCTTCGCTCAAAGCGAAACATGTTTTATGGAGCCAAAGACCTTTAAAATAATCTACTTTTTCTTCTTTTATTTTTTTACAAAAAGCACACTTATGCTTAAATTTACTCAATATTGTTAACTCCAACATATCAATAAAAGCTTCTATCTCTTGTAAATTTTAAAGAGTTTTATATCCCCCCCCCATCGTGCCTAAGAAGAAGTATAGTAAATAGGTTTCTTCTGCTAGCGAGTCTGCTCTGCTGTTGCTGTTAGGTCCTCCTAGTCACACGATCCTAACACTACGGGGCTCATTGTCTAAAATGAGGCTTTCCACTTTTTTACCAAGCCTAAAAGTGGACTAGGCAGGAAAGCGGGGGAAAATCGCCTAATATTAACCAAACAGCAGCATAATTAACATTTGTCCACCCCGGCTGTCTTGGCATTAGTCGCAGCCCTACCTCATGCTTATCACCTTTTACCTTGGGGCAAGTTCCGTGTTATTGCAACGGCAGATGATAGATAGGGCTAAAAACGAAAATGGCCCTATCCGAAGATAGGGCCATTTTACATGACATTTTGCAACTATCCAACATATCTACAATATGTATCTAGGAATTTTTGCTTTTCAGCTCTTGCCTAGCCAAGAAATCTATTTTTTCTATTGTAGAAAGAAAATATTTGAATATTTGCGGGTAATGTCAAGCCCTAACTACAATCATCTTATCATATTCATAAGTGAGAGTCAAGCTTAACCATAAACCCGCTCTATCCAGGCTATATTGTTTTATTCCGGCTAGCCTTCCGAAGAAGTATAGTTCATTGTAAGTCTTGTATCGCGTTTTGTCAATAGTTGAATTGACTACTTGCTTCTGATATACTTCGCGTATAAAAGGATCTTACTATGAAAATATCATACTACACGCACCCGGGAAATTTTACAAGAACCAATGGTTATGGTATTGCCGGGTTCAAAATAGTCACTTCACTTCAGAAGCTAGGCTACACAGTACCATATGATGACCCTTCAGCACAAGTCCAACTCAATTTTTGTCAACCTAATTGGTTTGTTGATGCTTTAAGACCAAATCAATATCAAATTGGATATACCCCATGGGAGAGCACAAAAGTTCCAGAAGAATGGCCGGATATTTTAAATCAGTGTGATGAAGTGTGGGCTACCTCTGATTGGGTAGCAAATATTTATAAAGAAAATAATATAAAAAAGCCTATTTATATTTATCATCATGGAATAGAAGAAATATGGAGACCAAAACAAAGATTAAATTCTAACGTAATTAAATTTTTGCATCATGGCGAACCAGCACCAAGAAAAGGCGGTCAAATAGCTTACGATGCATTTAAAGCAGCCTTTGGTGATAACAAAGATGTTCTCCTGACTATTAAAGGAAATGGATATTCTACTGTTCGTCAAAAAATGGGCGGTGCTCCAACTGGAAATGTTAAAATAATTAGTGGATTTTATGAAGATCAAGATTTAGTTAATCTTTATCATAAACATGATGTAATGGTGTATCCTTCTTATGGAGAAGGTTTTGGGTTTATTGCTTTACAAGCTTTAGCTACAGGTATGCCAACAATTTGCACTAAAGAATGGGCTCCATATAAAGAATATTTACACGAACTTACTCTAGAAGGAAAATATATTGATTCTGCATGGGAATTTATTCATCCAGGCGAAGTAATTAAGCCTGATTTTGATGATTTAGTTGATAAATATAGATATATCTACAATAATATAGATTATTTAAAGAAAAAGTTTTTTGCACAATCTTTTAATATACATAAAACATTTGATTGGGTGAGGCTTACAAAAACAGCTTTTGAACAACTTCAAGAGCGTTTGTGAAAATAATTAAGATAGAACAGGCCGGTTAATCCGGCCTTATTCTTTTGGTGGCTACTCAATGCTTCTTGAGATGGCTATTCTTGCCCTATAGATTTGACTTTTCAGCCACTTTTATTTGTGTCTGGTGTGATTGGATAGGGCGCTTTTTATAAAATTTTCTAGAGCTGTTTCTAGCTCATTAAAGAGGAGGAGAAATGAGAAAAGCAGATATCTTTCATGGTTTTATGAAAGATTTAGATGCATTAAGTAAAATTGGGTTTTTTGTTGTTCTAATTGTGGCATTGGGTATTTCATGGTGGTCATTATTTACTTTGGCCATGAGTTTAGGAATTCCCATGATATTATCTATCGGCGTATCCGCTGCGTTTGATGGTGCTGCACTATTTTTGGCCGGAATTACAAGTAAGTTCGCAAGAAATGGAGATAATATTTTTGTCTCAAAGACAGCGACATATGCAATGATTTTTGTCTCTGTCTTTTTAAATGTCCTTCATGCCATGAATTTGTCTCTGGGACTTTCAGGAATGATTATGCTTGGTGGATCATCACTTATTGCCGGTGTTGTCTTTGAAGTTTATTTAAGATATATTCACAGACAAGTTCTCAAAGACGCGGGTAGAGTATTGGATAGATTGCCTTTAGTGGGCAAAGTAGCGGTTATATTTCATCCAATTATTTCTTTTAGAGTTTTAGATAAAGCTCTAAGAAAAAGACTTTACAATGGAGCTGTCTCGGTCTCTGATTTTGATGAGACAAACGACATTTTTAAGACAAGACAAATAGAAAAGGCAAGGCCAATCAAAGCGACCGCGACAAGGATAAAAACAAAAGATGGTGAAGAAGACAATAAGACAAGACAAATTGAGACAGTTGTTGTCTCTGGGACAAAGACAAAAATGAAAGATATGTCCATAGCAAAAATTGTCTCTCATCTTATGGGACAAGGAATTGAAGACAAAGTGACAATAAGACATGAAGTGTCACGAATCAAAGGCAAAGACATTTCTATTGGGACAATCAATAAAACAATGTCTCGCATTACCGGAAATTCGAAGTATTAAAAAGATATTACGATTATTAAAGTGTAATAAACCGCAGTTCAAGGGCTTGAGGAAAGACTTTTTAGTAAAGAAAGATAAGAAAAATGTGGTATAATAATTTAATATTTGTCGGTGTTTTATATGAAAATATGTAGAACCTGTAAGGTTGAAAAAGAAGATCAAGAGTTTACGTCAAAACGCGCGGAATGTAAGATTTGTGATAAAAATATTTCAAGAAAACAAAAGCTTAAGTACTATTATGGAATAACTCTTGATCAGTATGATGATATGTTAGATCAACAAAATGGTGGATGTAAGATTTGTTTGCGAACTCCACAAGAAGTAGGAACTTTGGTTGTTGATCACGATCATGATTGTCACCCCGGAAGAATAGCATGTAAATTATGTGTCCGGGGGTTACTATGCCAAGATTGTAATATAGGTCTTGGCAAATTTTTTCACAATGGAGATTTGCTTATTAAAGCAAAAGAATATTTAAAAGAATTTGATGAATCGATTACATTTGCAGGAAAGGTTTTAGAGGTCAGTTGAATAAAAGTTTTAGTTTGCCAGATCACTTTTTAGAAAAATTTAAAAATAAAAAAGTTAATTGGGGATTTTCGGACGCCGCCGGAAATTCTTTAGGAGAGATAACTTTTATAAGAACATATTCTAGGCTTAAAGAGGATGGGTCAAAAGAAAAATGGTGGGAAGTGTGCAAGAGAGTAATTGAGGGAACGTATTCTATTCAAAAAGATTACGTTCGATCAAATCGATTGCCCTGGAATGATAGAAAAGCTCAAGCCTCTGCTCAAGAAGCATTTGAAAGAATGTTTGAATTTAAATGGACTCCGCCAGGCCGTGGTATCTGGATGATGGGTACTGATTTTATTATGAATAGCAAAAATAGTGCAGCTCTTCAAAATTGCGGTTTTGTTAGCAGTAAAGATATTGATAAAAATGATCCAGGTTATATTTTTTATTGGGTTATGGATGCACTAATGCTTGGTGTTGGTATAGGTTGGGATACAAAGATAAAAGAAAAACAGTTAGAAATTTTTTCTCCATTAAACGAAACAGTGGAGTTTATTGTTCCGGATACTAGGGAAGGCTGGGCTGAATCAATTAGGGTTCTTGTTAATTCATATTTGAAGGTTGATCAGAAAAGAATAGTTTTTAACTATGATGAAATTAGACCCTATGGAGAACCAATCAAGGGATTTGGTGGTACTGCCTCAGGACCTGAACCATTAATAAGAATTCACAAAAAAATTGCAGAACTTTTTGAACAAGAAATTGGAAAAACTTTAGGAACAGTTCTTCTTGCAGATATATTTAATTTGATTGGAACTTGTGTTGTCGCTGGAAATGTTCGCCGGTGCTTGCCACATGATGCATTAGTTCAAACCAGCAAGGGCATGATTTCAATTGGGTCAATTAATATTGGTGATGAAATTGTTACTGGATCTGGAAAACATAAGGTTTCTGCCGTTATGGATTCGGGAGTGCAAGATACTATTGTTCTTAACCATAGATTTGGAAGACTTGAATGCACTCCCAATCACAGAGTTGCAGTATTCAACTCGTTTGGATCATATGAATTTAAGAATGCCTCCGATATTAAAATTGCTGATCGACTTGTATGGGATTCTGCCGGATATGAGGGTGATCCTTTTTGTAGTCTCCCAGAGTTTAAAGATAATGGACACTTTAACAGTAAAACAGTTGTATTTCCTAAAATTTTAAATGATGATCTTGCTTGGTTAATTGGATATATTCATGGGGATGGACACGTTTCTAAAGATGGAAAATCGATTGAAATAACTGCTCATGACAATTATATAGAAGTTTTAGAAAAAGCCAGAAGGATATTTTCAGAACAGTTTGGCGTAGCGGCAGAAATTAAAAAATGTAGTGGAAGAATTAATCATAATAGATTGAGAATTCATCGAGCCTCTTTAAATTCGTGGTTCCAACAAAATGTTAAGATTTCCAATGAGAGCATCAATGTTCCACAATTTATTAATGCTGCCTCAATTTCTCAAAGATCTGCTTATCTCGCTGGTCTTATGGATGCGGATGGCCGTACTAGATCAGATGGTGTTATTGAAATTGCAGCAACAAAGTACAATCATTATTGTAGACAAATAGTTTCTATGCTTTCAGGATTGGGTATTGGGTCATCTGTTAGCATTACAAATAGTAGAGGGGAGAAGTTTTATGCAATAAAAGTAACTGGAAATAGATCTAGGTTAATGGCTAAAACAATAATGCAAGAACACGGAGAATCTGGAAAATTAGAAAAACTACCAGAGATAAGTGCCTCCCCCATTGATTTCTCCTATCCATTTGAAATGATTTATCAAGAGTTGGGAATTAGAGGATGGAAAACAAATGGTGGTGTAACAACTTCTTGGTTGGATTCTCATGGATTTAATCCAGGTGTATTTCTTCCAACTCCTGTTCTTAGTATTACGTCAGGTAGAACTGTTCAAACATATGATATTGAAGTTGAGGATGTTCACCAGTTTACTACAGATGGAATTGTTGTTCATAATAGTGCTGAGCTAGCAATGGGTGACCCTGATGATTTTGATTTTATCAATCTAAAGAATCCAGAAATATTTCCAGAAAGAAATTCATATGATCCAAATTCCCCCGGCTGGGGGTGGATGAGCAATAATAGCCTAGATGTTAAAGTGGGGCAGGATTATTCTTCTTTTTCTGAAAGAATATCTGATAATGGTGAACCTGGATTTATTTGGATGGATACAACTAAAAAATATGGAAGACTGATCGATCCAGTAAACAATAAAGATCACCGCGCTGCTGGGTACAATCCTTGTTTAACTGGTGATACTAAATTGCTGACAGATTCTGGACTCATAAACATTTGTGAATTGGCTAAATTAGAAAGCTTTAATATCTATAACGGTGATGGAAAATTCACTCATTCATATGCTTGGTATACTGGTAACAAAGCAGTTTATTCTGTCAAATTATCTAATGGTTTAGAAGTAAAATTAACTAAAAATCATATCATTGAAGTAGATGGACAATATGAAATAGAGGTTGGTGACCTTGAGCCTGGTATGAAAATAGCTCCATTTTTTAACACAAGCGGAACTTATCATAATGGTCTAGAAATAGAACATGCTGAAGTTTATGGTTTGTTATTTGGTGATGGTTATGTTCAAAAAAATGGTGATAAATCCGTTTACATAAAAACTAATGATCCTGAAATAATTGAGTTTCTATCCACTAAACTTCTCGATAGATTTATTAAGTGCTCACAAGATGGACTATATAGGATTGTGAACATGGTAGAAGAAATGCAAGAGCATGGTTTTGTTTTAGATCCACTGCCAACCAGACAATATCCTGACCAATTTTTTACCTGGTCGGCTCAGTCAATGAGGAAGTTTCTCAAGGGGCAATTCAGTGCCAATGGTGATGCAATGCCAAAATATAATAGAATTGATCTAAATGGCATATCTTATTCAATGATTCAAGATTGCCAAAGGATTTTATCGGCATTAGGCTATAATTCATATATAGCGCTTAATAAGGTAACTGATATCGAATGGGATAATGGAGTTCATGCTAGCAAAGAATCATATAATTTAAATATAGGTAGCGTTGAGCAATATTCTAGATTTCAAAAAGAAATTGGATTTATTCACGCACACAAAAGCTTGCCCTGTTATGGTCGTTTCACACCATATTCACCAAGAAGAGTAACAGTTGTTTCTGTTGATTATTTGGGTTATGAACCAGTGTATGATTTTAATGAAACAATAACTCACTGGGGGTGGGCGAATGGAATCAAGGTTCATAATTGCGCTGAACAGTCCCTTGAATCTTTTGAGTGCTGCACTCTAGTTGAAATTCATATTAATAGAGCTGAGTCTAAAGAAGATTTTTTGAGAACATTAAAATTTGCCTATTTGTATGGTAAAACTGTTACACTTTTATCAACTCAATGGGATAGAACTAATGCAGTTATGCAAAGGAATAGAAGGATTGGTACATCTATTACTGGAATTGCCGGATTTTCAGATAAGAATGGTTTGCCGGTAGTAAGAGATTGGTTAAATACTGGATATAAAGAGATAATTAATAGAGATGAACAGTATTCAGAATGGTTGGGGGTTAGAGAATCAATAAAGAAAACTTCAATAAAACCGAGTGGAACAGTTTCTTTATTGAGTGGTGCAACTCCTGGAGTTCACTGGCCACCAGCTGGTAGCTATTACTTGAGAGCTATAAGATTATCTGCTCTAGATCCATTGGTAGAGCAGTTTGAATTAGCAAATTATATTGTTGAGGACGATATTGTTTCAGCCAATACTAAGGTTGTTTATCTGCCGATCAAAACTGATGTTAGATCAGATAAGGATGTATCAATCTTTGAGAAAATTAACCTCGCCGCCGAGGCTCAGAGTTATTGGGCGGACAATAGTGTTTCTGTTACTGTAAGTTTTGATAAAAAATTAGAAACGGAATATATTAACACAGTTTTGAATATGTATGAGGGTAAATTGAAAACTGTGTCATTTTTACCAATGGGAAATGATGTTTATCCGCAACAACCATATACTTCTATTACGAAGGAAGAATATGAGAAGTTTTCATCATCTTTATTAAAGATTGATACATCTGCTTCATATACAATCGGAGAAGAAGCACAAGGTGAACGGTATTGCTCAAATGATGTATGTGAAATCCCCTTGAAGAATAATATTTGATATTAGAAAATTAAATTGCTATTATATAGCTTGGAGGTGAACAAAATTCTAACAAAAAATTATAGTTCTAGAGGATCAAATAAAGTAAAACTTATTGTTTTGCACACTACAGAGGGTATTAGAAAGAATTCTGATTTAGAGGCTTTCTTTGCTAGATCTAGTAATGCCTCTAGTCATGTTGCTGTTGATAACAATGGAATTCTTCAAATCCTTCCTTATAGTGTAGCTTCCTGGACTTTAAGAAGTGGAAACGCTATTTCTGAAAATGCAGAAATTTGCGGCTTTGCTAAAACTACACGAGATGAATGGTTCAAAAACTATAAAGGATCTTTAGATAATGCAGCAAGATGGATAGCGGAAAGATGTAAAGCAAATGGAATTCCTATCATCAAATTAACTTCAGCACAAGTTCGTGAAGGAAAATCTGGTGTTATTGGACATATTAATTGGACCGAGGGAATGAAGGATGGTTCTCACTGGGACCCTGGTCCAAATTTCCCATGGGATTATGTAATTGAAAAAGCTAAAACAATAAGTTCACTAGGAGGTGATGAAGAGTTGAGTTACGAAAATGCATATAATGCTTTGAGAGATTTCTTTTATCAAGAACATGATAATCCAGCAAATCCTCAAAAGAAAACAAACTTACATTCACAAATATTATGGGATGATTGGAAAACAGATCACACCATCAACACAATTATTGCTGAATTGAAAGGTCAAGTTGCTGCATTAACAAGCGTTGTTAATCAACTAGCACAAGGATCTAATATAGATTTAGCTGCGGTAAAACAAGCGGCGGAAGATGGAACTAAAGAGGCGCTTAGTGAATCTGTTACGGTAACGGGCACTGCAACTTTTCAATCTAAAGATTGAATGATATAATAAATACAATCTACTTGTGGTAGAGAAGCGGGCATTCGTGCTGCTACTTAGGATATTTTAAACAGCCCTCATTGAGGGCTGTTTGTTTTATATATAGGTATACAATATAATTTATTGGATGAAGTCAATAGATTTAGATAATTTAGTTAACAGGATAGATAATTTTGTTGAGAGAGCAGAAATTTGGCAACTACTGTTTGATGAATGCCCACTAAGTGTTGCTGTGTTTGATAAATCATATAAATTTTATATGATTAATAATTCTTTTACAGATTCTACGGGCTTTTCCAATAAAGATATTATTGGAAAAGATATAAGAAATGTTATTCCAATCAAATTTAGATCAATGCATAAAACCAAACAAAAAGAGTTTACAAAAAATCCCGAGAAGAAAGTAAATAGACATGGTCTAAATCCTTCCATTTTAACAAAAGGTGGAAAACAAATACCCATTGACATTGATATATCATTTTTAGAATACAACAATAAAATATACTATGTTGCATTTTTTAAATGTTTGAACACATAATGAAACTATGTTATAATCACAATTATGTCTGCCTTTACCATTCAATTGCCAGCGGGAACAAATGTTAAGCATATGATAAATCTACCTATGTCTGGTGGATGGTTGGGCAGTGTTTATGTCTCTTTAGCCACAACAACAGCTAACGCAACAGTGCATGAGCTTTTGTTTATTTGGGATAATGGTCCGGAAACACCAAAAAGATATAGACGTGCTGGTGGAACATCAGCTCAAAACTGGCAAAACTGGACATTAACACCCGATGCTCGCCCACCATGGTTGTTATACAATTTAGAATCTATGATGACAATAAGATATACTAGTTCAAATAATATTTCAGCCTGTATTGAAACTAACAGAAATGTTGCAGCAAGACCATATCCTTCCGCCCCCGGTCCTATAAGTGAGTGGGAAGGAACAATCTATTACGCAACCCCATAATCATGAATACTTATGATCAATTAGCTTTTTCACAGAATCCTTTATTTTATTTGGCCTCTCCTTCTATTTCTGATCAATCTGGGAGAGGTCTTTTTACCATTGATACAAGCACCGCCACTACAACAGGGCAATCAATTATTGTTGGACATTCAAATTCAATTAGAATCAACAACAATCAACAAATTGATATATCTGGTAGTGGCAATTTTTTTATCCCGGGAACAACAATAGAATTTGTTTTGTTTATTAATAAGCCACAAGAAGATGTTCCTATCTTTTTTGATCCAGATTCAGGTACGGGTATTTATGCAACGGAAAATGGATTTGATTTAAGGTTATATTTTACTTTTTGGGGTGTAACAACACCAGTTATTCAACAAATAGATGTAAAAGATTGGTCTAAAAAGTATTATGTTAGGGTTTTATTTTCTGATATACACGCAGACTTTAGTGTTAATAATTTTTCAACATTATTAGAATATCGCGGAGATCCAATTCTGTCCATAACAGATGTTCAGATTGGGCTAAATACTTTAAGTTCTGGATTTTTTCTTTTAGATGGTTTTGGAATTTATGATTCACCATTAATTGATAAAGCAAAATTTATTAATGATTCAAATGGCGGACATTCTTTTTATTCATCAAAAGTTTATGGTGGAATAACAACTCTGTTTGATGGAATTCAGCCAACTTTTCAAACTAAAATTAACTACAGTGATTTTGTTTATTATGATGATATAGGATTAGAAAGATATTATTATGTACAGGTTCCTATTGTGGATGATCAATTTTCATTTATTTCAATTGTAAGTAAAGATGAAAGAGTTGATTTACAATACAAAATAAACCAAGGTAGTTGGATAGATTTTAATTCTTATGCATTTTTTGTTCCATCAACAAGACAGCCATTAATTTCATTGAGAAAAAATGGAAGTGGGGTAGAACAAATTAGTGATTTTGAAATAGTTGTTCAAGGTTATTATCAGGCAAATGTAGTTTTTAATACTCCATGTAGTCTAATATTGGAAGAAACAGCACTGTATCCATCTTTTATAGATGAGTCTATGGTAAATTGCCCAGATGGAGTGTTTTTGCCGGGAAGTAGATATGAGGGAACATGGATTTCCAATAGAATAACAGATATACCAAAAAGTATTGAAGTAATTTTTAAGGCTCATAGTCTAAATGATAAAACTTACGTGTTTAGTTCTGGTGATGGATCAGCTTCATATGGTCCTAGTGGATCAATAGAAAATTACACTGCCTACCTCAATGGTCAATTAGTTACAGATTTAGATGATATTCATGTTGGACAATGGTATCAATTGATTTTGGTGGAAGGCTCACCATCATCAAATCAGTTCTATTTAAATTATGATTCTGTGAATCAAGATTCATTTGATATATCTTATTTATCTGTTACTGCCTATCCAAATGAAATAATTCAAGCTCAAGCAGAAAGATTATACTCTATTTTGGTTGGGGCAGATTCAATTAGTTTTGATGAATCTGTGGTAATAATTTCAGAGGGAACAACAGAAACTGGTACGGCATATCTTCCATATTCTTATTCTTGGGCAATTGTTGGCGCCGGAGGCCATTAAAAATCTAAAAATTTGATTCATAATATTTTTTTATGTTAAAATATGGTCATGAGTGGTTTAAAAAGTAGTAAAGTTACTGTAATAAGTGAAACAAATATAGGCCTTTATGTTTGGCAAATGCCAAATGGACAAATTGTTACTGACCAAAATAAAGATGTTATGAATATTCCGGCAATGCGGGGTGATATAACCGCAATAACTAAAATATCAAATGCGGCTAAGAAGCTTGGGATTGATGAAGGATCACCCTTGTTTTTAGAAGGAGCCCGGAGAGTTACAGAAGAGGAATTAGAAGAACAAACAGAAAGAATGTCATCAGGATTGATCCCTGATCCCTATGATATTGGCAATTATAAGGATACGCTAGAAAATGATAGAGCAGAGTAATGATGAATTAGAAGAAGTTTATGTTAGTAAACTAAATTTCATCAGCAAGAGTGAAGAAGATGATCCTTTTAATATTGGTTTAGATGATGTTAGAGCACTAAAAGGATTAAATAGAAACTTTATTCGTGCTGCGGATCGCACTGTTCAAAAAAAAGTAAAAACAAAGAGAATTGAAAAGGAACAAGTTTTAGGTTATTCATATTTAGAATGTGTAACTCCAACATATAATATGGATTATCTTGCTAAACTTTATGATATTTCTTCTGCTCATAGATCTTCTGTAAATGCTAAAACAGATAATATAGTTGGTTTAGGTTGGGATTGGATTGAAACCTATCAAACAAAAAGTCTTAAGGGTAAAATGAAATCCAGTAGAAAATTAGAAATCTTAGAACAAAAACTTTCAGATTCTAAAAATTTACTTAATAAATGGTTAGATAATGTAAATGATGAATGTTCATTTGAGGAAGTTTTACAAAAAATTTGGAAAGATTATGAATCTACTGGAAATGCTTATGTTGAAGTTGGTAGAGATTTAACCGGCTCCATAGAATATATTGGTCATATCCCAGCAACAACAATTAGAGTAAGAGTAAATCGTGATGGTTATATTCAATTAGTCGGAGAAAGAGTGTGTTATTTTAGAAATTTTGGAGATACAAATCCAAATCCAGTGACTAACGATGCTCAACCAAACGAAATTATTCATTTTAAGAAATATACTCCAACTGGAAATTATTATGGAGTTCCAGATATTATTTCTGCTAAAGCGGCTCTAGCTGGAAATGAATTTGCGTCAAGATATAACTTGGATTATTTTGAAAACAAAGCTATTCCTAGGTTTGTCATTATGGCAAAAGGTGGAAGATTATCGCAAAGTAGTATTGCTCAATTAGTAGAATTTTTTGAAACCGGGTTAAGAGGAAAACATCATAGAAGCATTTATATTCCTCTTCCAGACAAAGATACTGAAATTGAGTTCCAAGCAATTGAGGCAAGTACTCAAGATTCATCATTTAATGAATATAGAAAATCAAATAATGATGAGATTTTTATGGCTCATCGTACCCCCAAAAGTAGAGTTGGGCTATTAGATAGTACTGGTTTAGCCGCCGCGCGGGATGCGGATAAAGTTTTTAAAGAATCAGTGTGTAGACCAGAGCAAAGAATTATAGAAAAAAAAATCAACAAAATATTTCATGAAAAAACGGATATGTTTGAGTTTAAGCTAAGTGAACTATCGCTAACCGATGAAGATGCACAATCTCAAATTGATGAGAGAAGGGTTCGTATGGGAATTGATGTTGCAGATGAAATTAGAGCGAGAGATGGAAAACCACCTCGACCAGATGGTAAAGGCGGAGAACCATGGCAAGCTAATTCTCAACAGGCAGCAGAACAAAGAGCACAAGCCTCTGCTAACAGAACAAGAGATGCAGATCGTTCTGCTAATTCGCCAGATAAAAGTGGCGAAGGCCGAGCTACGCAAGGAGAGGGGAGACAACAAGCATAAATTTGCACAATAATAATTTATGATTTATAATGTGAAATGTTATGATACAGAAAGCTACTTGTACGACTTTAGATAAAAAGCTTCAAATTGGAGTTCCTTTCGCCAAAGTCAATGAAGAAAAAAGAACTGTTTCCGGTTTTGCTACATTAGATAATGTGGATAGAACTGGAGATGTTGTTACCGCTGAAGCTAGTCGTAAAGCTTTTAATAATTTTCGAGGGAATGTTAGAGAACAACATTTACCAATAGCCGCAGGTAAAGTAGTAAACTTTAGAAGTGATATCTTCTTTGATTCTGATTCAGAGAGGATGTATGAGGGAATATATGTAGAGGTTTATGTAAGTAAAGGTGCTCAGGATACTTGGGAAAAAGTATTGGATGGCACCTTATCTGGATTTTCTATAGGTGGAAATATTAATAATTATTCCGATGCATATATTGATACTGAAGGAAGAGTTATTAGATTTATTACAGATTATGATTTAGTTGAATTGAGTCTTGTGGATTCTCCAGCTAATCATTTATGTAACGTTTTTTCTGTAATAAAAAGTGAAGATGGCATTAAAGTTGAAGGTTTTGCGGCGGAAAATAAAGTAGAAACCATTTTTTGGTGTGATGCAGATAATATAGCTATAGCATCAACACAAGAAGAATTAAACTGTTCGGCATGTAATAAAGACATGAGTAACATTGGCTGGTTTGAATCAGTTGAGGGTGAAGATAGAACAGTTAAAGTTCGTGAAGCTATAAAAGCTTACACAGCTCGGGTACATGATATGAAAGGAGGTTCCAAAATGGCAGAAGAAGTAAAAACTGAAGAGGTTACTGAGGTAACTAAATCAGAGGAAGCCTCTGAAATTCGTGTAGAAAAAGAAACTGATGTGGAGAATTTATCAAAAGCCCTTGAAGAAATTCAAAATTCTCTTTCAAAATATCATAAAGATGGTAGCGATCGTGATGCTGCGATTTCAGCTGTGAAAGAGACAGTTCAGGGAGTGGAAAAAGCTCTACAAGAGAAACTAGATGAACTTTTAACTAAGCATCAAGAACTTGATGGACAATTTAAAGAATTTAAAACAAACTTCTCAAATCTTTCTCAAGAAGTTGAAAAAAGATTAGGTGTTGTGGAAAACACAGCAACGAAGAAATCACTTGAAAAAGAAGAAGAAAAAGTTGTTAGAAAGAGTAATGCCTGGTCAGGTGCTTTTCTTCCATCACCGAACGACCTTTAATCTAATATAGAAAGGAGTAAATCCGATGAGTAATACACTACTTGAAAAAGTAATTAGAACCACTGAAGTAGGATCAGGTGGTGGTGGTCTATTAAATGCTGACCAAGCAGACAGATTTATTGATTATATGTTTGATGCTACAGTTCTTGGTAAAGAATGTCGTCAGATTCGTATGAACGCAAATGAAAGAGATATCGATAAAATTGGTGTTGGTCAAAGAATTGCACGTTTAGCCACTGAAGCTGTTGATACTGGTGTTAACGCTGCTGTAACTTTTAGTAAGGTTACACTTACAACAAAGAAAATTCGTTTAGACTGGGAACTTTCATCTGAATCTTTAGAGGATAATATTGAAGGAGAAGATTTAGAAGATCATATTGCACGTTTAATGGCTACCCAATTTGGTAACGATCTTGAAGATTTGGCTATTAACGGTGATACTGCTTCTTCAGACCCTTTAATCAAAGCATTTAATGGCTGGTATAAATTAGCCCTTGCAGGCGCCCATGTTGTTGATGGTCAAGGTCAAACTTTGAACAGATTACAATTTAATAAAGCCCTAAAGGCTATGCCACGTAATTATATGCAAAGACGTCAAGAATTATCTTTTTATTCAGGTTCAAACGCAATTCAAGATTATCTATACAGCCTAACTGATTTAAGTACTACACCAGAAAATATTGCGGAAGCTATGATCCGTACTGGACCCGTTCGTACTGAAGGTGGAGCTGGTTTTATTTCTTCATACGCGTTTGGTATTCCTGTAAAAGAAGTTCCATTGTTTGATGAAACTGCCGATGGTACTTATAGTGGTGCTTCTGGTGATCATGGTCATTTAGAGTTAACATATCCAAAGAACCGTTTATGGGGTATCAAGAGAGAAGTTAAAATTTATCGTAACTTCCATCAAAAGAAAGATACCATTGAATATACAGTTTACGTTCGATTTGGTGTTCAAATTGAAAATCTCGATGCGCACGTAGTTGTTAACAACGTTAAATTGGTTGCGTAATATGTAAGTAAATACATTAAGCAATAATAGGACTAGAGTTTTCTAGTCCTATTGCTTTTTATTTGCATCGATGATAAACTTTTGCCAGGAGGAATAATGTCATTTGAAAAAATGAGAGTAGAAGAACTTAAAGATATTTGTGAGTATTTTGCGGTTGATCAAGGTAAAAATAAAACAGAAACTTTAAAGAATTTAGAGGAAAGTGGAGTTACTTGGGATCAATGGGTTAAATTTCAAAAAATGGAAGAAGAAACAAAACATGATCCAGAAGATATATTTGATGAAAATAAAGAAAAATTAGAAGCTTCAGAAAAATTTACGACACAAAGTAATGTAATTCTTAAGCTAGTTTCAAAAAACTTTTCTTTTCAAGTACTAGGTTATACTTTTACTCAGAAAAATCCGTTTGTTGTTATGTCAGCGCAAAAAGCTCAAGATATCATAGATTTCTATCCAGAGTCATTCAGAATAGCAACCCCCAGAGAAGCAGAACAATTTTATTCATAAAAAGAGGGCTTATAAGGCCCTCTTTTGCTTTTTATTTGTTGCTATGTTACAATTTTTTTGGTGATTTTATGTGAATGAAATTTATGAAGATACTTTATCAATATTAAAATACACTATCTATATAGATGGTGTAGCAAAAGATGCTGATGGATCAGTTTCTGTTAGTGTAGATGGAGTTTCTTTAGGAAATTCTACAAAAACGCCGGGAAAGACGGGAGAATATACTATTCTTCTTCCTATGACATATAATGCTAAGGTAGGAAGCATTAAGGTTAATTGGTCTTTTAATTATTCAACCTTACCGTTTATCGTAACCGAATGCTACAAAATAGTAAAGCCTTATGCTAGCTGGAATCTTTTTGTTGATAAATTCGCTCAGTATAATAAAGCTTATGCGGATTATGTTGAAGCAGAAAGAGTTGTTCGATATGTAATCAATTCATATTGTGGGCAATCCTTTGAAACTTTTGAAGCAGCAATTAGAGTAGAGGGAAATGGATTAGATGGTTTAATTCTTCCACATCCACTACTATCTGAAACTAACGTTCAATGGTCCGATGGATATAATGTTATTTATACTGATACAGATATTCCATGGGAAATTTCTGGAAATGGTTGGATATTAAGAAAACAATCAACCTATGATAGCTTTGATCCTGTTTGTGAGCCACATGATAAATTTAAGAGAAATGTAATTTATACAGTTACAGGAGTTTGGGGTTACGAATGCATTCCTAACCCAGTGGTAGAATCTGCAAGGTTATTAATAGAGGATTATATTTGTCCAGATCAAAATTATAGAAATAAATATTTGGATAATATTCGTTCTGGAGACTGGAGATTAGAATTTAATGATTGGGCATTTGTAGGAACTGGAAATGCCACGGTAGATAGGCTTCTCAAAGAATACAGAAATTATCCTGCAATCGGGGTAATTTAAATGGGATGTATTTTATCTTCTAGATATGTTTTTAAAGCCGATGTTTATAAAAAGGTTTTAGGAACCTCGCCATCTGGTCAAATGATTATAAGTTGGATATTTGAAAAGACTATTAATTGTTTTGCGGAAATTATTGCAGATGGTGGGATTAAAAACGCTGGAACAACTGAAAAATTCGATGTTCGATATGAAAATGTTGATTGGGTTAAATTTACCAGCAGTATTTCTTTACGCAGAAGTGATAGGGTTACAAATATTCGCAATGCAGATACAAATGAAATAGTATGGAAAGAAGAAGAAATCAAAGGTAAGCCAGGTACATGGTTTAATTCTAATGGATCAGCTCCTATAACTGATCCCTTTGGTCGAGTTGTAGAATATAAGACTCTTCTCAAAAGAGCGGAGGTTCAAGGCAATGGCAATTAATTTTAATGTAGAAATAGAAAAAATTCAAAGAGTTGTACAAAAAATTAATACAGTTGGCCTGACTTTAAAAACAACTGAGCACATATCTTCTGTTTTGAAAAATACTCATAAAATAGTTTCTTCAGGCTTTATAAAGCATATGACAGAGGAGTCTATCAAGAATCCTAAAAAGTTTCATCATATGTATGAGTGGAATAGAATTGGTGATCCAAACTATAAATTATGGAAACATGTTCTTACTGGTGGTGGAAAAAATAGAAGGTCTTACTTTAAGTTTTTAAACTCTAAAACAACTGTTCCAGTACCAGAAGAATTAAGTGACATTGGTGTAAAAAAAATTCATATATTTTATCACAAAGCCCCGATATTAGAATATGGGCTTCCTGTGACGATTAGTAGAAAAAGAGCAAAGGCTTTAGTTTATTTATTAAAATCTGGAAAATCAAAAACAAAATCTAATGGTGGATCTTCAAATACTAAAATTGTTGGGAATATTGTTTTTAGAAAAAATCCAGTTATTATAGAAAAACAAGGTAATTCTTTAACATGGAATGCTTTTACAAATGAATATTTTCAATGGTTTTCTGGTAATCAACCTAAAAAACTTATTGAGCAATATATTTCAAAACCGGCAGAAAAAACGATTTCAAGAGTTGTTTCCACCGAGCTTTCTGTTATTAATAAAAGAAAATTTAGAAACAAGAGTATAGGAATTGAAGTTAATAATTATGATCCTACAATTGGCAGAAGACTTCAAGATGCTTTAAATAACACATATGCTCAATCAGCAAGAAATAGAGTGATGGAAAATGAGTAAGTGGGAAAAATCGCCAGTATTTGTAATTAATAAGTTTATAGAATATAAGCTTAGACAACAAGAGATAATACCTGGTATTGAAAGTTATATTACACAATTAGATAATTCTACAACAGATATAGTATTACCATTTTTTTTACCGGTACAACAAACACCTGAAATGATTTCAGCATATAATTCTGCATTAGCATCTGAATCAGAGGAAGGTTTTGTAGATCTTCCTTTTGGAACTTATACATTCTCTATTTCATCGGAGAGCGATCAACCCTTTATGATTTGTGGTCAAATAACGTATACATTTTTTAGTCATAGCGTTGATGTAATCTCTGAAATTGTTAATTATGTAACTGACTTATGTAAACGAGAAGATTGGTCGGCAGCAGACATTAATGATTTTTACAAAAATGATGATGCTAATCCATTTGAGTTTAAATCTATTGGTGTAACGCAAACAGCAGGCCCAGCTGAAACGGAAGATGAGGGTGGACGTTTTGCATATATGATTGTAGTTCATTATGAATCAACTTATGAGGGCTTAAATAGATCATATTCCGGAGAAACTACTTTTAGTGGCGGGCTTGGAATGTGGTAATTTGCTTAATAATTACACTTAATATATAATTTCTGTGGAAGAAAAGCTAAGACTTGATTTTTTTGGAAAAGGAGGGTAAATAAATGGCACAAGGTAATTCACGTAATATTATCGTTGGAGCTGCCGCCCTATATATTTCTGCTTTAGATTCACTTGATGAAGACTTTTATGTAAGTGCAAACTCAGACGTTCCTGCGCCTGCTGTTCCTGCATTAAGCTCAGGGGTTTCAGCAGTTGCTGCATTAGATGGTAGTTCAGATTGGAGATTCAGCGGTTATACACAAGAGGGTGTTGAATTAGCCTATGAACCAGATTATGGTGAAGTAGAAGTTGACCAATTGCTTGATGCTGCGAAGATGTTTAAGCAAAAAATGACTATGACAGTCAATACAACATTAGTAGAAGCAACTCTAGAAAACTTAATGGTTGCTTGGGCTCAATCACCTAATGCTGCTGAAGGTCAACCAAGTTCTTATAAGGCTAAAGGTGTAGCTGGATTAAATGATAACACTGGTTTTGATGGTGTTACACTAAATACTGGTGATGAACATTTAGGTATGGCTGCCGGTGCTTTGGGCATTGAGCCTGTAGAAAGATCATTAGTATTTGTTGGTCTTGCACCACGTTCAAAGGTAGATGGTAAAAAGAGAGAAAGAATTTATCATGCTCGTAGATCATTACAGGTAGAATCATCTACACATGGTTTAAAGCGTGCTGAAGCTACTGTATTCCCAGTATCTTTCCGGTTGCTTCCATCAAGCGTCTCTGGTGCTGAATATGGTTCAATTAGAGATAGAGTAATTACTACTGCATAATCACTCACATTATTACATAGCCCCGGATAATCCGGGGCTATGTTGTTTGCTAAATAAAAAACGTTCAGTTATAATAACACAAGATAATGTGAAAGGATTAACAATGGCAAATAGAATTTATTCTGTAGAAGAAATTGAGTTACAGGGTTGGAAAAAACCAATTAAAATTCATCCTCTAACTATTAAAAAATTAAGAAAAGTTTTTGAAGCCTTAGATTTTGAAAGAGATGAAATAAAAGAAAAACCATTTATTGATGTATTGTTAGATGCTGTTGCAGTTGCAATGGAAACTTTTGAGCCGGAACTAAGTGATTCTGAGGTGTTAGCTGATCACGTTGATCAATTAAGCTTAGAACATATATTAGAAGTAGCCGCAGGAATCAAGTTGAATGACCCAAAACTAGAGATGTCGATGAGAGCAAATGGGATGACAACTTAGTAGAACTTGAGGCAGAGTTAATGTACCTTTATCCCGGTTCCTGGAAAAACTTTGATGATGTGGAATCAAATTTAACTCGTGAAGAACTGAGTATTTTGTTAGAAAAAGGCCGGGATTATAAAGAAGATAATATGCGATTCATGGCAGCACTTCAAGGCGTAGATATAGGAAATAGCAAGGCTTCTTCTTTTGAGGATGTTAAACGTCGTGCTCAGGCTAGATTGAATGAAATGAGCGAAGAGCAATATGAACTATCTGGATTATTTAGTTTTGAGGAAGAGGATGGTGAGTAAAAATTACTGAAAACATTAGCATTAATTTTTATGGTGATGCTAATTTTAGCAAAGCTAATGCAGAAATCAATAGATTAAATCAAACTGTTGAAAATCTAGAAAAGCGTTTAAAAACGCTAAATGCAATGCGCTTTGATTCAGTAGCAAAAAACTTAAAATCTATCAATCAGCCAGAATTTAAATGGGATATTGGCTTAAAACAAGCTGATGATATGGTTAAACTTCTCCAAAAGAATAAATTGGAGGTAAGAAGCCTTGATGATCTTTATACTAAGTTTACTAAAACATCAAAAGAGCTAGCAACACAACAAATGCGTCTTGCTAGGGCATCCCAATTTACTGGACCAAATGGAATGCAACAAATGTTTATACCTTCTAAAGCATCGGCTATGGGATTTGCCGATGCTTTAGAGCGTTCAAATAGGCAATTGCAAATTCAAAGCCAAATGATGAGTGCTCTTGGAACTCAGGTGCAGAACTGGGGTAAGAATATGCAATGGGCCGGTAGACAAGTTATGGTTGGTATTACTATTCCTTTTGCTGCCGCTGCTGCGGCTGCTGGTGTATATGCATTTACTGTTGATAAAGAATTAACCAGAATTGAAAAAGTATATGATGGTGCTACTCAAGGTTTAAGAGAAATGTCGATGGAAACAGCAAAAATGATTTCCAATACTATGGGACAAAGTGTTAAAGAAAGTCTTGAAGTTATGGGTGAATTTGCTGCTGTTGGAAAAACTGGCGTAGAGCTACAAAGAGCAACTGCCGAATCTCAAAGATTGGCAACATTAGGTGAAATGGATAGAATGCAATCATTAAAATCTATTATTTCACTACAATCAACATTTAAAATGAGCACCCAGGAAACAGCGGAAGCAATTAATTATATGAACGCTGTTGAGAATGCTACATCATTGAGCATGTCTGATTTCGCAGAAGCAATTCCTAGAGCAGCAGCACCAGTTGCCGAACTGGGCGGCTCTATTAAAGAACTTGGTACAGTTCTTGTTGCTATGAAAGAGCGTGGTGTAGATGCTGCTGAAGGCGCCAATGCTATTAAAACATTAATGAACCGTTTATTAAATCCGGCTAAAGAGACAGAACAGCTATTTAATCAATTGACAGGAAAATCTCTAAAAAACTTTATTAAACAAACAAATGGGCAATTGATGCCTACCTTAATGGGTCTTTCCAAAATAATTCAAGATGCTAATTTAGGGGTCGCTGAACAACAACAACTTATTGGTCAACTTGCCGGATCATATCAAATGACTCGTATGACTGCTATTCTTCAAGGTTTAGCAGATACGGGCGGACAAGTTGGAAGAGCAATGGAAGTTGCTGGGCAAAGTACCAGTGAATTAGCCAATACAGCAACAGCAGAACTTGATACGCAAGTTAATAGTCTATCTGGGCAATTTAAGAGAGCATTAGAGGGCTTTAAGTCTGAAATGCAGCAATTTGGTGAAATTGCTTTAAAGGCTGGTACTATTATTTTAGATATTGGTGCAAATGTTCTTGCATTTATTAATGCTTTACCAGATTGGGTAAAAACCGGCATAGCCATTGGTGGAACAGTTGCGGCTATTGCTGGTCCTTTAGTTATGATTGTTGGTGTTATAGGTAACCTTATTGGTACTATGGGTAAAGCTGTCGGCTTTATGATGAGGCTTGGTAATAATTATAAAACAATGACTGTTGAGCAAAAAGCTAATGAACTTGCTTCTGATAGTTACAACAAAAGCTTATTAACCCAAGCAGATTACATGCAAGTTGTTGTTATGCAGATGAATAAAATGACTGCGGCATATACTGCTCTAGGTCAAGCACAAAAACAAGCGGCTTTAACTTCTAACCCGGCCATGTGGAATGTTTCTGGAATGATTCAAAATGTAGGATCATTTGCCAATCCAATCTTAAATCAAAGATTTGCGCAAACAAGCTTGGAAAGTCGAGGAGTACTTAACCCTCTAAATAATCCTGGCTGGAATACTCAGATACAATCAATGATTGATAAAAATGCATTGGGGATGAAATCTGTTGCTCAAAATACAGAAGAGGCCTCTAGATTCCAAATGCAATTTAGAGGAGAAACATTACTTGCGGTTTCTGCTGTTAGTGGTCTTGTTGGAATGGCCGTAGATGGAAACAGTGAATGGGCTAAATGGTTAAGTTATATTTCTCTTGCCTCGGCCGGTATTTATGCAATGCTTCCAATATTATCTAAAGTTGGAACAGCAATAAAAAATACAGCTATGTTTCAAAATATAGCAAATGCTTCTTCTGGAGCAACAGGAATGTTGAGTGGTTTAGGTGGTAAAGCATCTGGATTAATGGCAAGTCTTGGTAGGTTTTTAGTTAATCCAGCAACATTGGTTGCTGGCGCTACTGCTGCTGTTGGTTATGGTCTTTATAGAATTATCACAGAGGAAGAACGAGCACAGATTCAACGTATAGAGGAAATAACAAGATCTACAGAAGGATGGTCAAAAGCTCTTGGTTTTGTTAAGGCTGATATGGGTCAAATTAGAAATGAATCTGGCCAGGTAAAAGACGGTATTGATAGTATCGCTGAAAAGCTAAAAACAGAAAATAGTCCACTAGTTGAACAAATAAGAAGTTTAACAGATAAAAAACTTTATGAGGCTGTTAGAATGGAAATCTATAAGCTTCAGGGGCAAGGTATTGGACAAGATCAAATTAATAATGGTATACAAGCTCTATTAAGAGCCGCTGGTAAATCAAAGGCAGAAATTGAACAAATTATGGGCAATATTAAAGTTGATTTTGATTTTAGGGCGGCTCAAAATGATTTAAGTAAATTTGTTCAAGATATGACCGGAAGAATGAAAACTAATCAGGGCGCTGCTGGAACAGCAAAAGCTATTTGGGATAGAATGATTTCTTTAGATCCTGCTCAAAAAGCATTTGTTTTAAATAAATTTAATAGTCAAATGGAAGAGGTTCAAAGAGCTTCTAGAGATAATATAATTAAATTATTTAAGGGAACAGCGGGCTTCGATGAAAACAATAGTTGGCAAGAAATGCTTGATAAATATACAACGTTCAAGGATGGAATGTTTGTATCAAAAGGTATGTCGGATGCTGCTCAAGGTGTAGCAAATGAGGCAAATTACTTAAGATCTCTTGCTGTAGAGATGGGTAAATTGGCTGGTGTTTCTCCCGAAGTAATTAAAAACTTTAAAACCTTTGCCGATGTTCTTCCATTCTTAAATCAAGGAACTATGACTTCCTCTGAGGCTATTGGAGCATATGAAAAAGCAGTATCAACAGCTGAAAAGAGCGGGGAAAAATTAACAGATCAACAGAAGAAACAAATAGCTG